CGAACGGGAATGACATTGTTCTCAACGAGGAGGCCGACGATCATCCTTATTGTGCCTGGACCCCGATTCCGGTTCCTCACAAGCTGGTTGGTCTTTCGGTTTTCGATCTGGTCCGCGACCTCCAGATGCAGGGGACGGCGCTTCTTCGGGAGACGCTGAACGCTCTGTATCTGGCGAATAGGCCTCAGAGAGAAGTGGTCGAGGGGCAGGTTAATTTCGAGGATCTTCTGAATCCGGCGGTCGGAGGACTGGTTCGGGTGAAAGCTCCGAACATGGTGCGCGAGATCGCCACTGGCGGAGAGGGAGTGATCCAGCAGTCGATGGCGATGATCGAACAGATCGCCACCATCAGAGAGCAGAGAACCGGCTCAACCAGATATAACCAGGGGATGGACGCCAATTCGCTCAACAAGACGGCGACCGGCATTTCCATCATCCAGAACGCCTCAACACAACGACAGGAACTGATTGCCCGCCATTTGGCGGAGGGCATGAAAGCGATATTCAGGAAGATGCTTGGGTTGGTTTGCCGGCATCTCGACAAGAAGCAGGTCATTCGCCTCCGTGGAAAGTGGGTCGATATGGACCCGACCGAATGGAAGGAAGGCTACGACATGAGCGTGGCCGTCGGGTTGGGAACCGGCAACCGGGATCAGCAGGTCGGACAGCTCACCAATTTGCTCAACATCGACAAGGAAATCATCCAGCTCCAAGGTGGAGCAGATGGCCCGATCGTGACGATGGAGAACGTCTACGAGAAGCTGAAGCGCATGGTTGAGGCGATGGGCATGAAGGGCGTCGAGAATTACTATCAGGACCCGGCGTCAGCCCAGCCCGCTGAAGAGAGCCAGGACGATCCGATGGCTGCGGAGAGAGCCAAGGCGGACGCGGAGATCGAGAAGGTACGGATCAAGGCTCTGGCCGATATCGAGATCGCCCGCATCAACAACGAAACCAAGCTGAAGATCGCCGGTATGGAGGTTCCGCCGGAGCTGCAGGCCCTGCTCGACGCATTCTCAGCCCCGCAGACGCCCCAAGGAGCGCCTCCAGGGCCTCCCCAGCCACCCGAGGAGCCAGAACCTGCTCCGGAGCCCTACGAGCCTGTAAACGAGCCTATCCCGCAAGGTGAGGACATGAACATGGGCATGATGCCGCCGGAGATGCCGCAATGAGCGACGCAGCTGCCCGCGCCGAACATGCCAAGCGGCTGCTCGAGGACACGCTGCTCACCGAATGCCTGGACAGTATCGAGAGCGCCGCGATTGATGCGTGGGCCTCGACCGCGATGGGCGACCATGAGAACCGCGAGATGGCCTATCATGCTTTGAAGGCCTCGAGGCGGGTTCGAGAGACGCTGAAAGGCGTGATCGACAACGGTTTGATTCAAGCGCGGCGAGCAGTTCGCCCGTAACTCAAGGAAATCCCACATGAATGAAGATACGGCGACCCCGGAAACGGGACCCGTTGACGCGTCCAACGTCATGGAAAGCGTTCTAGCGGAACTGACTGAGGACAAACCCCAAGCCGACGCGGCCGATGATGTCGTGGCGGAACTGGTCAAGGAAACCGAGGACGAAGGCCAAGCCCAAAAGGCCCCCGACGCCGAGGAAAGCGCGACCGATCCCATCGACGAGGAAGAGGAGCCCGACGCCGACCCCCCAAAGGATGACGAGGAAACGGACGCCGCTCCAGCTGACGACCCGATCGTAAAGGTCAAGGTCAACGGCGAGGAAGTGGAAGTGCCGCTGTCCGAAGCTCTGGCGGGCTACAGTCGAAACGAGGACTACAAAGCCAAGACGATGGCACTGGCCGATGAACGGCGTGAGGTGGAGGCCCTGAAGGCCAACATCGAACCCGAACTGAAGCGCCAGTATGCGAATGAGCTGAAGCAAAAAGTTGACATGTTCGAGGCGCTTGATCCGGTGCTTTCGGAGGCCCGTCAGATCGACTGGGACCGGCTGAAGGCAGAGGACCCCGCTACGTTCGTTCAATACAGCGATGCCGTGTCACAGCGGCTCGCTCTCATTGAGCAGCACCGGGAGCAAATCCGGCAAATCGAACAGCAGCAGGCTGAACAGGCCAAGGAAGCGGCACAGGCGGAATACCAACAGCGCCTCACTGCCGCAGCGGACAAGATCGTGGCGGCCATGCCGGAACTGGCGGAGGGAGACAACTTCCAACGCTTCGCGACGGACAGCATCGGCTATCTACGTGAAACCGGGTTCACGCCGGAAGAGATCAACGAAGCGATCGATGATCGCGTGTTGACGCTCGCCGACAAGGCCCGCCGCTGGGACGCTCTGCAAAGGGCGAAAAAGGGCCTTCCGGCAAAGAAGGTCGTTCCCAAGTCCCAGGTCAAGCCACTGACTTCCGACGCTTCGGACTCATCGCGCTCCTCGCGGCGCCTGCCCCGGTCAGCAAACCGGGACCAGCGCGTCGATTTTGTCGTCAACGAACTACTTTCGAGGGAATAAGGCGATGGCCATTCTCACCAACACTCTTCTGACCTTTTCCGCCGTCGGCAACCGTGAGGATTTGCTCGACAAGATCTTCAACATCTCACCGGTCGATGTTCCGTTCACGACAATGGCGGACTCGACCAAGATCAAGGCGACGCTGCACGAATGGCAGACGGAGACCTTGAATGCCGCCGCGGCCAACGCCCAGCTTCAGGGTGACGACGTGACGTTCGGCTCGGCAATCCTGACCACCAGAGTCGGCAACCGGACGCAGATTTCCCGCAAGGAAGTCATCGTTTCGGGAACGCAGGAAGCCGTGGACAAGGCGGGTCGCAACAGCGAGCTCGTCCGCCAGATGGCCAACAAAAGGGCGGAGCTGAAGCGGGACGTGGAGTTCGTTCTCCTCTCCAACCAGGCTCCTGTCACCGGCAACTCGTCCACCGCGCCGCAGCTGCGCCCACTGTGCGGCTGGATCACGACCAACACCTCACGTGGTGCCGGCGGCGCCAACGGGACGTCCTCGGCCGCTGCAACGGACGGCACTCAGCGGACCCTCACCGAGGCGATGCTGGTGACGGCGATGCAGACGGCATGGGTCTCCGGCGGGAAACCGTCGATGGTCCTTTGCGGCCCGAAACAGCGCGCGGTCATCTCCACCTTCACCGGTGGCGCGACCAAGTTCTATTCGGTCGAGGACAAGAAGCTCGCGGCCACGATTCAGGTGTACGAGGGCGACTTCGGCACTGTGAAGATGGTTCTCGACCGCTTCATGCGCGGTGCCCAGACGACTGCGGATCGGGAGATTTTCGTTCTCGATACCGATTATTGGGCCGTCGGCTATCTGCGTCCGTTCCAGGCGATCGATCTCGCAAAAACTGGTGACGCGGAAAAAGGGGTAATCCTGACCGAATATACGCTCGAAGCACGGCAGGAAGCGTCGTCGGCGATTGTCGCTGACCTTACCTAACGACTTCTGACTGAAGCGTACCGAAGGGGCTGCTCGGAAACGGGTGGCCCCTTCTTTTTGAAGGACATTGCCGATGGCAAAAATCGTCCACAGCGACACGAGCGCGGACGTGACGGAGACGTTTGCCCTCGATGAGGACAAGGCGATCGTTCGCCGGTCGCAGGACGTCGAACCGACAATCGATGCGATTGCCCGCGCCAATCTCGATGGCGTGAGAGAGGTCCCAGGCCTCGGAAGATTGATCGCTGAGGTCCCCATCACCGTGGGCATAGAGTTCTGCGAGCAGCGCGGAATCCCTTGGGAAAAATTCATGTACGGCAATCAATATGATGCCGAGTTCAAGCGCTTCATCGCCGACCGCCAGAGGTTCCAGTACCGGCAGGCCAGGCGCCTTCATGCGGTGCGTCCGTGACCTATTCGGATCTGGTCTCAGATCTGGAAGCCTATTTGAACCGTACCGACTTCACGACCCACATTCCGCGCTTCATCGAACTGACCGAAGCCCGGCTGAACCGGTTGCTCGAAGACCCCGACATGGAGGTCATCACGACCGCCGTAACGGCTGGCCAGTATCTCGCGCTTCCCGCCGATTTTGGCGAAATGCGCTCGATCAATGTCGGCACATACAGGTTGAACCAGGCGTCGGCGGCGGATTTCAGCGGTTTCCCCTCTGTCTCCGGTATTCCCACGGCTTACGGTATTTTCGATGGGCAGATAGCCTTTGCGCCGATCCCAGCGACAGGTTCAGCGGTTTCTCTCCTCTATGTCCGCAAAATCCCGGCACTGACCGTCTCCAATCCAACCAACTGGCTGCTCACCAGAGCCCCTGATCTCTACATCTACGGTTGCCTCCTTCAGGCCCATGTGTTCGGCTGGTTCGATGAGCGTGTTTCCATGTTCAAATCCGCCTTTGACGAAGCCATCCAGGAGCTGAGGACCGACGGCGACAGGCGGAGACTGGGCGCTGCTCCTCTCGCTCCGAGGCTCGGCCGCACATGATGGTCGAACTGGGCCCCTGGCTGCCCGATCAGCCGGCCTTCAACTCAAAGGGCCTTCTGACCGCCAATAACTGCTATCCGGGGCAGTCCGGTTACCGTCCTGTAAAAGCGTTTACTGCCAATTTGCCCGCGCACACTGCCCCGTTCCTCGGGGCGGCGACGTTCACTTCGCCATTGGGCCAGATTGCGGTCATTGGCGGGACTGCAACGTCCTTGTTGCGGGTCTATAACGCAGCATGGCAGACCATCGGCACCGGTTATTCTATCCAGTCGGACGGAAGGTGGAGATTTGCCCAGTTCGGCGGGCTGGCGATAGCCACCAATGGCGCCGATGCGATGCAGAAGATCGACCTCACCGATGGGACGGTCTCGGCATTGGGGGGATCCCCGCCAACCGCAAAAATTCTGGCCGTCGTAAAGGATTTCCTGGTCGCAGGGGTGATCGCCGGGCAGACGAATGCGTTGGGGTGGAGCGCGATCAACAATGCCGAGGACTGGACCTTTGGCCAGAACCAGTCCGATTATGACATCAGGCCCGATGGTGGAGATATCAACGGACTCTTCGGTGGTGAGTTCGGCCTTATCCTCCAGCGCAACAAGATCAGCCGCATGGATTATGTTGGCGGTAACGATATTTTCACGATCAACGAGGTCAGCTCTAATTTCGGCTGCGTCACTCCGCACTCAGTCATTCAGCATGGACAATTGGGATTCTTCCTCTCGGATAACGGTTTCATGCGGTGGGATGGAGCTTCGCTTACTCCGATAGGCTCCGAGCGGATCGATCGCTATTTCCTCAGCAATTACGGTCGCGGGTCCTGGTCACAGATGTCGGCGGCCGTGGACATTCCCAACCAGGTTGTCTGCTGGTCGATGGGGGACAGGATATTCTGCTATCACTGGCTATTGGACAGGTGGTCGACCATTACCCAGGCGGCACAGATCATCTTTTCCGGCGTCACCCGCTCCATATCGATCGACGAGCAGGACACTTCGGTCGGAGCCACCGATGACAATATCGACGGCGGCGGTCTCGTTTCCCTGGACGATGACAGGTTCAAAGGCGGCGATGCGGCATTCTACATCATCAACACCAGCAATGTGCTGGGGACGCTTTCAGGCGCTCCAATGGCCCCGACATGGGTACTTCCTGACCTGGAGTTCGCCAAGGGCAGAGAGGCGCAGCTAAGAGCAGTTCGCCCCGACACTGATGCAGTTTCAGGAATCACGCTGAGCATTTCCTGCCGGTCGCGGCTGGGTGATGCGATTTCCGCCAACAATTACACGTCTCTGAGGTCCAACGGCGACATGCCGGTGCGGGAGAGAGGACGCTATTGCCGGATGACGCTTTCCATCGCCGCCGGAACGGCCTGGACCTACGCCCAGGGGCTTGAGCCCGATGTAGTGGCGGGGAGTCATCGGTGAGCAGCCTCTTTTTGTTCATCTGCACGAAGACGACAGTGGACACGGTTATTCCTTCGACCACTGGCAACCAGATCGACTTCAACCGGAGAGTATCCGGGGCGTTCAGGACCACCAACGGCGGAAGACTGGTGGTAGGAGACCTCAAGCTTCGACCCAACGGCCACGCAATTCCCAACCACCTTCTTTGCGACGGTTCGGCCATATCGAGGAATCAATTTCCCGAGCTGTTCGAATTTCTCGGCACGAGCGAGGGAGCGGGGGACGGAACATCGACCTTCAACCTGCCCAATTATCTCGGGGCTCCTCTGGAGGTTCCAGCAACGGCACCGGTCCAGACAGTCACGGAAAGCGGCACGGTGTCCAGCGGAGCGCCGGTTACGCAGCCGACCGAGCCGGGCCAGACCGGCGGAACAGATGGCGGCAATATCACGACCGGAGGCAAGCCGAGCAAGGAAGAATTGCAGAGCACGCTGTAGATGGACTGGGCAGCCTATTGCGAGTTTCGCCCCGCCTTCGCCGAAGTGATGGATGAGCGTTACCACACGCTGGAATGGCTGGATGAGCAGATTCTAAGCGGCAAGGTCAGGTTCTGGCGCTCGGCCAATGCAGCAATGATTACCGAAATCCGGGATTATCCCACTGGAGCCAAGGACATTCACGGACTGATTGCCGCCGGAGCTTTGGAAGAGATTGTCGGCAAGCTGATTCCCGAAGCCGAGGAATGGGCGAAGGCACAAGGCTGCATCGCTGCGCAGATCGAATCAAGAGAAGGCTGGGCGCGAGTTTTGCGGTCCAGCGGATATCAAATGCACCAGATTATCGTTCGGAAGGAACTGGCCGATGGGCTTGTCGAAAAGTAAGACCAAGACGGTCACGAACAACACACCCTGGGCACCGGCTCAGCCCTATATCCTGAAGGGTCTTGAGCAATCGAGCCAAGTGTTCGACCAGCAGCAGCCCGACCTCAACAAATACGGCCAGATGCAGCGCGACACCTATGGGCGGCTGTCTCCCGGAGCAGAGCAGGGCATCACTGGCGCACAGGGGGTGGTGAACTCAACGCTTTCCGGTGATTACCTCAACGGCAATCCATATCTTCAGAAGGCTCTAGACCTCACACGAGCCGACACGACCA